TAGCAGTATTGATGGGAGCACCATCATAAGTTGCATATTGAGACACACCCATTGGTGCGTTACGACGATTGAATAGTTCTGAACCAACTTCCAAGTAGCAACGCTTCAATACACCAACAGGAACTTTGGTAGATGCAATATAACTTGCAACCAAATCCTTTGATGTGTCCCAGCATTCTTCTACATAAGCGTCATCGTTAGATGAAGCACCTACATATGCCTTAAGGTCAGTCCAGTCCATAATCTTACTCCTTGTTAACTAATTAGTCTAGTGGGTTAGCAACCTTAACCATTGCCTTTGGATCAAGAGATGCAATTGCTGCATATCCGTAAACTGACATTGTGTTGGTTAGGTTTGTGATATCTGCATCAGTCAAGCGAAGTGGTGCTCCTGCTGATTCAAATGTTGTTACTGCAGATGAGTTACCTACGAATAGAGAACCATTAGCAAGTGATGGATCAAGTACAACTGGTAGACCAAGGATTGAACCTGTTAGACCTACTGGGTTGATTGAACCGAATGTGTTAACTGTTGCACCAGCGTTACCAAGTAGTGGACGGTTTGAACCATCTGTTACCTTTGCAACTGCCTTGAAAACATCTGCTGAAACAAGGATGAACTCAAGAGCCTTTCCTGTGTCTCCGTTAACCTTGATAGCGCAATCTGCAAGAACCTCAAGAATGTGGTCTGCATCAAATGCTGCAAGGTTAGATGTGTTGAAGCCTGTTGCTGTGCCAAGGTGTGTACGAGCAGCAGCGTTTGTAACTGCAGCGTACTTTGCAACCATTGCACGGAATGCTGCGTCAACATAGTTTACAGATGAACGCTCAACGAGTTGGCGTGACATGTTTGTGTATCCACCGAATGTCTTGATTGGTGAAGTTGCTGAAGTGATTTCAATTGAACCATAAGCAAGTGTATCGCCTTCTGCAGCCTGGACATCTACATCCATACCGTTTGTTACACGAACTGGGTATTCAACATTGTTTCCATCTGCTGGAAGTCCTGCTGAAGAAAGTGCTGTCCAAGTTGGACGGCCTGCATTAAGAACCTGAATTACATCTGTAACCCATGCGTTCTTCATAATTGTGTCTGCTGTTGTTGGACCTGTGAATTCACGGTGTGCTTCTACATCGCCTGTTGCTACAGCCTTAACATATTCTCCGAATGAACGGAACTTTGGTGCTGAAGTTGCTGCTGTCTTTTCTGATGTAATAACATCTAGACGACGCTCCAACTCTTCTGCGTGATTACGAACTTCTTCAATTGCTGAAGTGTAATCAGGTGTTGTGTTTTCCATGGATATTTCCTCCTGATTGGTTTCTTCTCTGACTGAAAGTACTTCAGCCTTGTCGTATGCAGGGAAAGCCACTAAAGATACTTCTTTAAGGTCTACCTTTTTACGAATTATTGTATTTCCTTCTTTAACATCTGTTACTGGAATGAATCCTACTGAGAAAGAACGGATTGCTCCATCTTTAACTAAGTTAAGTGTTTCATTTCCAAGTGATGTTTCTGAAATCTTTGCGGTTATATTTAAACCGTTTTCGTCTTCAGACATATTTGTGACAACTCCAATAATATCTTTGTGGTCACGAAATAGTTTGACATTGGATGTAAGGTCAACTGCACCAGGTGCAAACTTTTCCTTCATTCCTCCGCCAATATCAATTGTGTCATTAAAAGGCACGGCAACACCAGAAACTTCACGAGTCTCTGAGTTGGATGCCCTAATTTCAAAATCTCTTGTAATCATATTTGTCATAGTCATTACTCCATTTTAGGCCATAGGTTGATTATCAATGACATCAACTGGGCCTTGGTCTTGTGGTGCATCTGGTAATGATTCCATAATTTCTGACATGCCTTCCATCTCACGGACTTCAGGAACTGTCAAGAATCTATTTGTCAAACCAATAGCATAGGACTCATATCTTGTTTTAACATTTGGACGAAGGAACTCTGTTAGATTAAATTCAGCGTACTGTCCTCTTGGAAGAAGATCAGTGATTGCCTGTTGGATACGAACAATATATTGCTGTAATCCATCTTCAAATAACTTTGCTCTGTCTTCGTTACCGTTGACATAAGTCATGCCCTGTCCTTCAATACCCATACCAAGATACATTGTTGGCACACCAAACATCATACAGATTTGGCGTGTTATAAACTTTTGGTTTTCTAGGAATTGTGCCTGCTCAGGATTAAGTGCAATTGAATCGTACTTAAGACCTGATGAAAGGACAGCAATACTTCTTTCTTGCTGAGATGCAACAAACGCTTCTTTATTTTGTCTTGCTACATCTGCAGAAAGAAATTCTGATGTTGTTAATGTGCCTGTTGGTACTGCTGCTGTTCTAAACCAATTGTCTGCATAGTTTTGCAAATCAAGTGCTGAACGCAATACTGAACGATGGCGTTGTAGTGGGCCTTCACCAAGCAATGATACTGAACTTGGGTTGCTCCATAGTTTAAGATGTTTAATATCTTGTGATGAATAATTTTTTCCATTGTATGAGTAAACGATTCTACCTGCGTTATCAGTTAATACGCTAACATCTTGTGGATGTAGGTTTGTAATGTTAACAATACCTCTAACTCCACGCTTGATGTACCAGAAAGCATTTCCATAAGTTGCCATATGGATTAATGTTGTTCCAAGCCATTCTGATTGAGAGATTTGATTCTCAAGGTCTGGTGTTTCTAACCAAAGTGGTGTTGGCAATGCTGTATTACCTCTGTAAACATTTACAGGTATTTGCATAATTGCAGTTTCTAATACAGAAGTGGCTCTTGAAACAGCAACAAGGCTAAGAGCAGTGGTTGGTGTAACGACACTTGCTTCTCTTACTGGTGCAGTGTTTGCTACTCCACGATTCTCTGTATCAGGAATGAATGTTGGTGTGACTTCATAACCAAGTCTACTAATTACTCTATCTCTTAATCCCATTATTTCTCCTTTAAAAGACCATCTGTTGTGGTTTTGCTTGTGTTTCCACAAACCAAATAGCCAATACTGTTGCTATTGCTGCATCAATTTCAGTTCCGCTATCTTTACGGGCAATCCTCCAGGATTCTCCGCTATTTTTACGCACTGCTCGTTGCATTTGCATAGAAACTATGTCATCTTTTGGATGAATAAGTTCCTTCTTGATTATTCTACTATATGCGTTGTTTGAGGCATGGATTAAATCTTTTATTGAAGTCATCTGAACTCTCAAACCTTTATGCTTTAGTGCTAGCCCCAGATCAGACATAGTTGCTGAATCCATTACAAATGGTTTTCCATATTTAGCCAGTTTCATACAAGCAGCAATAACTTCATCTAAGTTAGTATTATTAAATGATGCAACCAATTCAGTTGCAGTGTTTCCATTTTCTTGAACCTCTGCGGTAACTATAGAACAATATTCCCATCCAGGAGTACGCTCAATAGCAAACACCTGCGGAGTATTAGGTCTACCATTTGGTAGATTTACCCAGGCTCCAACTGGTATCCAAGCGTTCATTGAAGATACAAACTGGTTTAATCTATAGCGTCTAGCGTCAGGTTCAGGCATAGTAGCCAGTTCATTTTTAACTGCCTCCCAAGATAAGATGCCAGATGCTAATTGTGGGTTAGCCATACGAATTGATAGTTCATCATCTAATGCACAACCCTTTGGTGCTTCCCAACAGAAGAAACCAAATCTCTCAAGGTCTTCTTGACCTTCAACTGCCCTTGCTCCTCTGTCATAAAGGTTTTTAAGCAAGTCGGAAGTATCATCTCCTGCAGTTGTAATACCAATGGTCAAGCCATCCTGACGGGTAGCAGAACCTAAAGCCATAGCAGTCCAAACATCTTCTTTGGCAACATGGAGTTCGTCGAAAACAACTAGAGAAGGATGCAAGCCTTGTACAGTTGCAGCGTTTGCTGCTACAACCTTATATATACCTTGCTCATCTTTTGTATAAAGTCCTCTATGTTCCGTACTTCTTGTAAAGAAATGTCCTAGTAATTCAGATGAATCTACCTGGTGTTTTAGGCGACGGTAGACAATTTTAGCCTGATCTGCAGAGGCAGCAACAGAGATAACTTCAGGAGCAGGCTCATGTAGCAGCATCCCATATAGGGCAAATAAGGCACCTATAAGGCTCTTTCCATTCTTTCTAGGCATTGATATTACTACCTGCTTATAACGCAGCCTACCAGCCTTAGAAGGGTCATCATAGTCATCTGGATAGCGTTCTAAGACTGCCCTGATAAGCCATTTCTGCCAATCAGTTAATGTCAATAACTCATCATTCTTTTCAGGAAGTCTCCATAGAGCCTGAACAATATTAATGATTTTATCCCCATCACTAGGGAAGTTATCCACAATAGGTTGTGTATAGTGAGTTGGTAACCAATCAGCCATTAGCAATAGCAGCAAGCATATCTTGAGGAGACATTTCTGCTGCCTTTCTATTATTGAGTAAGCCTAGGTTTGATAATAGGCCAATCAGAATAGGAGCAATCTTATGTCTATGCTGAGGATATTCATCCATAGTTGAAGCAAGCATAACTGCTTGTTGGGCTGCTCCCAAATCTGCTTCTTCTAACCAAGTAGCCTTAGATATAGATTGTCTAACTGCTTCTTCTACTGTCTGATCAAGATTGAGAGGTGGATTTACTGCTGATATCTCTCTTAGACCTTTAGGTCCTTGTTTAAATCCTGTTACTGCCATTTGTTTCTCCTTTTTACTATTTATTGAATTTATATTTTGAGGATACTCTTACAGGGTT